GCCTCACATCTAATCTTTATTTTTCCCATGGCTTGATACCATTTTTAATATTATATTCTTTCTTTCTTTTATAGGCGAAGTTCTTTTCCTTTGTTATCTTATTCAATTCCCTTTGTATTATCTTGGGATCTACTAAATTTTTTTGACGAGCCAGTTCCTCCTTTCTTTGAATAGCTAGTTTACAATAATAGACATTGTTTGTATCCTTTATAAGGTCAGGCAGGGGTAGAGTGGCTAGTTCATTTATTGTATTATCTAAGTTACCTCTATTAATACTTATAATTTTATCTATTGTATTATATTGATATGTTGTTTCTTCTAATATAGCTCTTTTATTTACATTAGATAGCTCATTATTTACACTAGATAGCTCATTATTTACTATCATAGCTTTTTCTTCCTTTAAAAACTTATCATTTACGACATAGGTTTTTCCAGACTTACCTCTTATAGTTTTTATTACATTCATCTTCTCTAAAGTATCTAAACAACGCTTAATAGTAGGTCTTGAGAGCTGCGTATCCTTTTCCAAGGTAGCGTGTCGTATGTGGCAAGTGTATTTGTTTTTCTTCCAAGCATATTTAAGCAGACCAAGATAAACACATAAACAACTCGCCTTTCTTTCGCCTAATTTGTCCAAATGATGATACAACTTATAAGTTAAGTGTAAAAATCCTCTAGTTTTTATCAATTTTACATACCTTTTTGTGATTAGATTGTAGGTCTAGCAAGATTGACACCCATTGGCTCTCGTTCATAACCTCAAACTCTGTCTCACAGCTCGTTATACGCTTGATCCTAAAGGTTA